CCTAGCGCAGGCGGTTATCCGGTACCTACTCATTCCGTCTTAGTATCTTACGTACAACGGCAGTTATGTCTTGAAATGCTATCTCCAAGCATAACCTGTGGGAATGACCCACTCTTTTAGCCTATTCATTACTTTATTATTACACAGCAAACCGGTTCTATGTAGGCATATCCGATCGTCGTCCTGTCAAGGATAGTGCTGTTGCCACTCCGCCGTTACCCAGAGAATTCCTTACCGTGCGACATCACCACGGATTTTGGGCACCATATCAGTTGCCGGTGCAGGCTTAATTAACGGTGTAGTTGCCTATTGGCCTTGCGAGGAGAAAATTTCAGTGCCGCCGATGCAGAGTTCTTTGAATGCTGCCTTGTTGAGAGACCAAAAGTCGTCAAATTCTGTGATAAACCATTCGGTATTTGATTTGGTGTGCCTGTATGTAACGTGCCTATTTGTATATACTCTCGCCGGCGATATTCGATCGGCAATTCTGGTTTCGAACGCTATGTAACGACCCTTGCGATTGAACTTCATAACGAGTAGGTTGCAATCACCTGGATCAGCAGGTTCTAGGGTTTGTTCAATCCAGCTGTCTAGCAGCGGAATTGATTTATTCCATAACAGATGATGGAATGGAAAGTCGGCATAGTTTTTACATTCAACGTTAAAGTATTTCCAACCGTCAGGCGGAATAATATCGCTTTTCGCTCCGCGAACTTGTCCTTCGGACAAGCTGTCCTTGCGCGAAGCGTTGGCTCCGCCAACGTATGCGCCGCTACCCGGTACCCGGATAAACGACTCTTCGTACAAGTCGCTGAGGAAGTTAGCAACTTCACGTTCAAATGATTTTCCTTTAGTCTTCGATTTCTGTGCCATTACTATTGTTTATTTTCGATGGACGTCCGACCATACCTTTTCTGGATTCTTTTCGATGTGATCGTTTGTCTTGTATTTCTTTTCTTCGTACACTTGCAAAGTTTCTAATTTCAGATAACCAGAAACGAGCTTTAATACCAGCTTCATCTGATCCTTTGTACTCAAAACGCTCCTGCCACTTGAAGTAGTTTTGGAACGCTTCGATCATTTTATCATGAGAATCAGTTGCCATACTTATTATTGTACAATCTCTACATCATTTGAGTAAGATGTAAACCCATTTTCTTTAATAACCTTAAGAACAGTGTTAACACGACTTGCAAGATCATCTCTATGTGAAATTAAGAATACATTTTTGTGTCTCTCACGTGTCATTTTCTTAAGTATTGCAATACTAGATTCAACACCTGCACTGTCCATACCGCTGTCTACAAGTTCGTCAATAAACAGTAAATTAATACCGTGATATAAACTTTCCCAAACATCTCTAAATGCCCAACTTAGGCTTAAAATGAGTCTATTTCGTTCACCTCTACTGAGGTTATCGAAGTCTAAGTCCTGTCCTAGTTGTGTAATAACCACTGTTAAATCGTTCTGAAACTCAACAATATGTGGTAATCCTACCTTAGAAAGATAGTAAGTTAGACGTTGATTTAGATATGCTAGATTCTGTTCAATGATCTTTTTACGTACAAACGAATCCTTGTTTGTAAGGAGTTTATATAAGAAGTCTTGATGATCTTTTACCTTTGTAAGTTCATTTAACTTGTCAAAACTAACTTCTTGCAATGCAGTTTCTTTTAAATCATCAATCTGTTCTAGATACGGATTGTCTTCTTTGCGTTTTTGATCTAGTTCTTTCTGCAAACTTTCAACTGTGCTTCTGTGATTGTATGCTTCTTCAACAGAATCATATTCTGTATGCGGACAACTTTCAAGTTCTCCGATTTCTTTTATTACATTTAAATGTTCATGCTCTTGTGTTTGATTAGTTAAAATCTGTGAAGCTGCTTCGTATAGCAATTCTTCTTTTTGTTTCTTGATTTCTTCCTGTTTAGAGTCATGAAGTGATTGGCCACAAGCATAACACTCGTGTTTGTCAATTGATTCTAGTTCAGCTTTTAGTTTAGAAATTAATTTTTCTTGTTTTTGATTGTCAGCAGTGATAGAAGCAATCCAACGTTCTGCTTCTTCCTTCTTACGCTTCTTATCATTAAAACGTTCCCAGCATTTATGAGCATCAATTTCAGCTTCGATATCAATTTTTTCTAATGATTGAATACTTTTTTCGAGATCTATAATAGTTGTTTGTTTATTATCTTCCCAAAGTTTTTGTTTACGTTCTAAACTTTCGATATTTTGTTGTATTCTTTCGTTAGAAGCCTTAACAGTTTCAATTCTTGTATTTTCTGCGTTAATTGCATCTCTGTTTTCACGCATTTTTTCTTTTAGTGCTTCTGCTTTTTCAGAAAGCATTGTAATACCAAGTAACTGTTCAATAATAGCACGTTGATCATTGCTTTTCATTGAAAGAAAAGGCTCAGTGTAGGTATTCAAAGCAAGGATATGCTTGAACATATCATGACTCATACCGAATAAATCTTCAATAGCCTTTTGTGTTTCTCTACTGTCACCTTGACTTTCATCTTGATCAATAGGAGTTGTTTCTTCTCCATTGACTGTAAACTTCATAATATTAGGTTTACGTCCTCTATGGATAGAATAATTAATTCCGTCTTTTTCAAAGTCAATAGTAACCAACATTCCCTTACCATTAATTTTATTGATAAGGTTATCTCGTTTAATATTTGTTAGTGCATTACCATAGATTGCATAACTCAGTGCGTTAACGATAGTAGTTTTACCAGTGCCGTTTCTAGAACCACTATCGTCTCCGCCTAGATCTAGGTTTTCACCTAAAACAAGTGTAAGTTCTCCTTTATCAAAATCAATTGCTTGGGTTTGATTACCCACACTCATAAAGTTTTTAACTGTTATATTTTTAATCTTGATCATAGGTCTCGATAAATCTCCGTCAGCATACGCTTGTCATACGTTTCGCTGTCTAACTGTTCGATCTGATTCATTACAATAGTATCAACACTTTCGAATGAAAGATCAATTGGATCTATATTTGAATCTACTTCTACTTTTTCCGGAATTAACATTAATTCACGTAACTTGTACTCTGGAATAAACTGTTCTTTAATAAAGTTTGCTTCTTCAAACGTGATTGGAATGTCAATTGTTACTCGACAATGCATTTTTTCTTTTAAATGCTGTTCTGGTTTTTCAAGTAATTGACTCAATCTAAAAGTTCTATATACTGGTTGTCCTGGCCAAGTACGGTATTCAGGTGTTCCACCCCATTCCAATAACATCATGCCACGTTCATCATCCCATGCATCTGCGTAGTTGTGCGGAAATGCATTACCAATATAAGTTACATTGCCTTTTGTTTGACGTTGATGGAAGTGTCCTGAGAACACATATTCTTGATTAACAAAATGGTCTGCCTGTAGTTCACCATGATCTGGCATTTCTACCATAGCATTCATTTTAAAATACGGAAGTTCAAAGTGTCCAAACACATATCTACTTTTAATATTCTTAACGGTCTTCCATTCTTCTTCAACTAACCAGGGAAGCATAGTTACTTCGCCTTCAGTGAATGGATTAGTTACAGGAATAATATTCGGAAACAATCTCATAAACTCAATGGAGTTAATTTCACGTTTGTCTTTGTAAAACAAATCGTGGTTACCAACCATGAAATAAGTTTTTTCAAATGTTTCGTTGAGTCTTTCTAAGTTTGAAACTGTATAGTTCATTGTGCTGACATCGGTAGTCGCACGGTTATGGTGCCAGTCTCCTAAAAACACACAGGTTTCAGCACCAGCAGATTTTGCTTGTTCGCAAAACCATTTTACAAATTCTTCACAATCTATATTGTGTAGTCTACTACCCGACTTCATTCCGAAATGAATATCAGTAAAGCAGGCTGCTTTTTTAAATAACGGCATTAAATCTCCTTGCTTATATTATAGGCTTGATTTAAAAATTTGTCAAGTCTAATCGTCTTCTGAAAGTTTCGAAACAGATCTAGGCTGAGTATCACCATTATCACGACCTTCGTTTTGTCTAGTCCAACTTGGATTCATTCCGTTCATTTCGAGGATGTCGTCTCTAATATTTTGATTGCGTTTTTCAATGTTGATAATACGCACGAATGAATTAGTAACTGCTGCTGTGTAGTAAGCAAACGGATTGTTGCTTTTAGACTCATCAAACTGTAAACCAATTTGAGCAAGTTGCAGTATTGCTTGTCCTTTCATTTCGTCATTGTAAGTGTATCCTCTCACATTGCCACGTGTTGCATAACGATCACATAATTTCATAAACATTCTAGCAAGATCGTTGGTCATTTGTCCTGCTTTAGGATTAAAATGTCCATTTTCCATTCCGCCTTCCCAATGGCTTTTGCCAACACAAACCAAGTTGTCCTTTTCGTCAAATTTCCAATGTTGGAATGGTGGAAAGTTTACTTTTACATGGCGATCTGCGACTGTCTTTTTTGTTTTCTTTCTTCCGTGGTCTTCTGGTATATGGTCAAAAGTCATAATTCTAAAAACTAGATCAACTTTTTCCATTTTTCTGTAATCAATGTCAAACTGTTTAGCTGGCAATTTTTTACCAGCCGCTTCCATTGCTTCTTCGTGTGCTAGTTTTGATAAACGTGAAGCACGGTTGCGTTTTGCTTCTGCAATGGTTCTAATATTAATTTTTTCAAGACTTGGTAGAATAACGTCATATTGATGGTAATCAGCATCTACGAATGAGCAAAAACTGCTTTTACTTCTATGAATTTCAGCTAATAGGTCTTTATTTGTAAGATATTTTATTCGATTTATAGTCATTAAGAAATTTCTCCGTATACTTATTATAATAGCACATTATTCTCAGAATAAATAGAGTAAAGATAAGGAAATTTTACCAAAATGGCATTAAACATAAATCCTTTGGCTAAACTTGTTACAAACGTGTCACAAGGCATACAAACAGCCATCACCGAAGCAAAAGCAGTAGGCGATGCAGTTGCCAATGATATTAAGAAACAACAGTTAGACCAAAAAATATCTCGACTGTCAGGCGAAATAGGTAGTGGACTCAACCAAGCTACCGCAGCAGCACAAGGTGCAGGCTTTGACGGCAAGTTTGCTAACGGAGCATTAAATTCTGTAGCAGCCGCAGGCCAAGTTGCTACGGGAATGGGTAATGTCATATCAAGTCCTGTTGGTGGCGGCGCACTTTCAAATGCAGCCGACACAATTAATTCTCTACAATCTGCTGCATCAGTAGCAGCCGGTGTTGCTAATTCAGCAGCGGACATAAGTTCAGCAGTAAGCAAACTTAGTGCGGGCAGCCTAGGAACAGGCATTCAAAATATTGCTGGTCAAATTTCAAAAACTGCAGGGGTCCTTAACAATTTACTCAGTCTAAAAAGGGGTGCTAATATCCCTGCCGGTGGTGAAATGTTTAAACAATCAGGATCGGGAATTCCTGTTCAACCAACACCTGCCGACGACTGGCGTGTAAGAATTAATTTGAAAGACTGGAGTGTCTTTAGTAGTAGTTTGTTTCAAGTACTTGAATCAACAGGAGGAGTAGTATTTCCTATTCTTCCAACTGTTAACCTAGCAACAAAAGCAAATTACACACAAATCGATCCAACACATAATAATTATCCCTTCCAGGCTTACAAGAACAGTCAAGTTGACGAAATTAGTATTTCAGGACCGTTCCCAGTAGAAGATGAAGTTCAAGCTCATTACTGGTTGGCGTCTACAGTATTTTTTAGAACTGTTACTAAAATGTTTTTTGGTACAGGACAAAATGCAGGTAATCCACCGATAGTATGTTTATTAAGTGGCTACGGTGGCGGCGTGTTTAATAATGTTCCTGTAGTGGTAAAATCTTTTAGTGTAGATTTTCCAACCGATGTTAACTACATCAAATGTAACTTAATGGACGCTTCTAAACCAACTTGGGTTCCTATTAAGAGCGATATTAGTATTACTGTACAACCACTTTACAACAGAAGAAATTTAAGACAGTTCAGTTTAGAAAATTTTGCAAACGGAAAAATGGTAACTCCAACAAACCAAGGATACTTATAATATGGCAACCTATTCAAGAACATCTCCATATGCCTATACACCACAGAACGGTCTTTACCTTGAGTTATTGAACATCAGACCGGTTCCTTCAGAACCAGATGATTTTTTGTATACCATTGAAGGTCAATATGAGAATAGACCAGACTTATTAGCATATGACATTTATGGTGATGCAACACTATGGTGGGTGTTTGTACAAAGAAACATGGATGTTATTAAAGATCCAATTTATGATTTTGAAGTTGGAACAAAGATTTTTATTCCTAAGAAATCTAATCTTCAGCAATTCCTAGGAGTGTAGTATGATTTCTGAGTTTGTAGAAAGAAGGATACAAGACAACGGTCAGCTAGTAAACTTTAATATTGATAGAACACAGGGTTTTAGAGATATTGAAATTCGCGGACAAAAAACTCGTATCTTCGGAACAGAACAACAACTCGATCAATTTTTAAATAAAAAACCAGATGGTTCTCCGGTTATGCAATTTCCTGCCGGTACAACAGTATCGAAAGGCACAGCAGAAAAAACAACAGGAAAAAAAGAAGAATCAGCAGTAAACAATATTAGTAACGGTGTAGGAGATGTTGTTCCTGTTTCTGTTTCAAAGCATACAAGAGCAGGACATCATTTACCTGGGTTAGTTGCAAACCCAATGGAAAATTTTGCAACTGTTAATCATTTATTTTCACTAGTTGTTCTTACTCCTAAGCAATATAATAACCCATCGTCGTATAGAACAAATAGTTTAGATTTTATTTCAAGCGGCTCACAAACTATTGCTACAGGAAGAGTAGCAATGGGACAACAAGATTTTGTCAAACTAAAAAGTTCTGTAATATTTTCTTCTGGCGGTAGAGGAGATGCATACCGAACACAAACTGCAAGTGGCTCACCTGAATATTATATAGATGATTTTACAATGCAGTCGGTAATTGCAGCCAATCCTAAGACAGGAATTACAAATGCTACTAGTTTTAATTTTACTATTTTTGAACCTTTCAGTATGGGGTTACTGTTACAATCGCTTCAAGTCGGTGCGATTGAAGCAGGATATCTTAACTATTTAGATGCACCTTATTTGTTAAAATTAGATATTAAAGGTTGGCATGAAAACGGAAGTCAAATAAGTTCTGTTAAACCTAAATACTTTTGTATCAAGTTTAAAAAAGTAGGATTTGAAGTTGACGAATCTGGCAGCAAATATAGTGTTGAAGCATATCCTTTTAGTGAACAGGCGTTTTCTGATACAGTTAATACTATATGGAGTAATTTCAGTATTAAGCCTGCAACTTTCGGAAAAGGAACTGTTAAGGAAGTATTAGTAGAAAGTGAAAAAAGTTTAGTTAAAGTTTTAAATGATAATGAAAAAAGAAACGTAGAAGCAGGAAAATATAGTAAGCCTGATATTTACGAAGTTGTATTTCCTACAGAATCATATGATGATCCTGCTCCAGAAGCAGGAACAGAGCAAGGCACTGCAACAGTTAATCCATCTGATCCGCCTGGCAGATCAGTTGGAGGACAAACTGCAACCACTACTACAGAAGTAGGATCAAATCCTATTTCAGAAGCAGGTTTTGGTTTTGCATCTACTTATGGCGGTAACTACATCAACCCTAAACAAGGAGATGTTCGTGACGAAAAAACAGGCAGAGTTAATAGAGGAAAAATGTCAATTGATCCTAAAAGTAGAGAATTTTATTTTACTCAAGGACAATCTATAACCGATGTTATTCAACAGGTTATTTTAGGAAGTACATATTGTAGTGATGCAGTTAGTAAGCCTGAAAATTTAACACCTGAAGGTTTTGTTAAATGGTTTAAAGTAAGTGTGCAGGTAAAACTTTTAGACTACGATCCTGTTATAGGTGATTTTGCTAAAAAATATACCTTTAGAATTTATCCCTTTAAAGTTCATAACAGTGTGTTTAGTAATCCTCAGGCAGCGCCAATTGGCTATCCAGAATTACAAAAAAATATTTGTAAGAAATACGAGTATATCTATACAGGACAAAATGTAGATATTATAGATTTTAAAATTAATTTCAACAATCTTTTTTACGCAGGTTCAAATCCTAGTCCAGAAAGGGCATCACAGACAAACGTTACGAAAAACCAACAAGGAACAGTCGCAAAAGAAGCTGACAAAGCCACCGCCGGTGAAGGTGCAACTGTAGAAGCAGCAGCTGGTAATTTGCCTAAGTCTAAAGTTAAGAGAGATCCTAATTTGTTATGGCAAATGAAGAAGGGTGGATTTGGATATGAAGATGTTAAACAAAAAGTTGCTCAGTCTTTCCACGAAGCAGTTATTAAAGGAACATCTGCAGATTTGATTATGGTTGATCTAGAAATTATGGGCGATCCATATTATATGATCGATCATGGATTTAACAATTATTTCTCTTCTAAATCTGGAGAACAAATTACTGAAGATGGAACAGCAAACTATGAAGACCAGGATGTTTATATCTATATCGGTTGGAGAACTCCAGAAGACATAGGCACTGACGGATTAATGCAATTCAAGAACGATAAAGAAAGTCCGTTTAGTGGAATATATAGAGTTGTACGATGCGAACATAAGATTTCATCAAATAAGTTTACTCAGGTTCTTAAATGTGTAAGAATGCAAGGACAAACACTAGACTATGATGAGAAATTCCTTGCACAAAGTAAAGCTGATGCTCTACAAGTTAAATTTAGCGGTGAAGAAAAACCAAAAACAACAGTAGCTGAAACTCCACCAGTTATACAAGATACAGCAACTCTCGAAGATGCATTTAAAGATCTTGCACGTTCTCTTGGAATTCCAGAATCATTACTAAAAGCCGGACCGAAAGGACCTCAAAAACCTGCTGAGCCTGAAATACAATTAAGACGTAGACAGTCAAATGGAACAATAGTAAACTTTAATATTGACAAAACTAAACCATTTGTTGACGAAACACTACCAGATGGAACAATTAGAAGGATTTTTGAAACCTAATGGCAACAGCAAGACGTATACCAAATAGTGAAACCGCAAAGATAGGTCTCGGTTCAGGAACCTATCTAGCCACAGTTGTTGATGTTTTAGATAGTACCTTTATGGGTAGACTTACAGTTACATTGTTAGGATCTCAAGGATCTGATGTAGGAACTGAAAAAACAACCTATAATGTAAACTATGCTTCACCTTTCTTTGGTTACACACCGTATGAAGGATTAGGCTATAACAATAAAGATTTTAACGATACACAGAAATCATACGGAATGTGGTTTGTTCCACCAGATGTTGGTGTTACTGTTCTTTGTGTTTTTGTTAACGGCGATCCTGCAATGGGATATTGGTTTGCGTGTTTACCTCCGTCATTCGCTAATCATATGGTTCCAGCTATTGGTGGAACCACTCAAGTTGATCTAGAAGATGCAGATAAAAAAGTTTATGATACTAAGCAGCCGTTACCTGTAGGAGAAATAAACAAAAGATTTAATAGAGAAGCAGCCGAAAAAGATCCAGAACAAATTAAAAAACCTGTGCATCCAATTGCAGCAAGATTTTTAGAACAAGGAACACTTGAAGATGATATAAGAGGAACAACTACAACTACTGCACGTAGACAAGTTCCTAATAGTGTTTTTGGTATTAGCACTCCAGGACCATTAGATTACAGTGATGGTTCTAAACGAATGACATTAGGTACTGTAGAATCTCAATCTCCTAGTGCTGTTCCTATTAGTAGATTAGGAGGAACACAACTTGTTTTTGATGACGGTGATGACAGATTCTTAAGAAAAAAATCTCCAGGACTCGGCGGAGTTGATTATGCAGATATTCTTGCAGGCGAAAAAGGTTTAGCAGATATACCTTATAATGAATATGCTAGATTACGTACTCGAACAGGACATCAAATTCTTTTACACAATTCAGAAGATTTAATTTACATCGGTAATGCAAGAGGAACAGCCTGGGTAGAATTAACAAGCAATGGTAAGATTGATATATTTGCCGGAGACAGTATTAGTATTCACTCAGAAAATGATCTGAACATAAAAGCAGATAGAGATATTAATATTGAAGCTGGTAGAAATATCAACATGAAAGCAACAGCAGAATATCAGTCACCGACTACATTACATAGAAAAGACGATGACGGAAATATTGTTTCTAAAATACAAGACGAAGCAGAGATAGAAGCAGGAAGAATTCAAATTGAAAGTAAATTTAATTTTAATCTTTTAATTGGCGCCAACGGTAGAATAGAAACAAGAAATTATCAAAATGCTTCTGATATTGCAACTGACGGAGATTTAGATATTAGTGTAATAGGTAGTACTAGACTCCATACTGGATATGGCGTAGTTATTCCTCATGATTTAGAGATAAAGGTATCAGGAGATACACTTGTAACTACATCTGGTAATTTAGATTTAAACAGTGGAGGCAATAACGCTTTTACCGCTGGAGGAACAACAGATATCAACAGTGGTGGTAATCATACTGAAACTGCTCCAGAAATTCATATGAATGGTCCTGAAGCAAGGATAGCTGACGAAGCTGTGGCTGCATTTGTGATCAGCGATTTAATTACACACAATAGTATTGTTACTAGCACAGTAGCAGGGTGGGCAGCAGAAAGATATCAACAAGGTACAATACCTTCTATAATGAAGAGAGTTCCGATGCATGAGCCGTGGGCACAGCACGAAAACTTGATACCTGAATTTACAACACCTGAGTACACAGACAGAGATGTACCACCGGAGGAGTCAACATAAGATGGCAAAGTTATATAACAATCAACGAGTAGCAGTTAACAAGGTATCTGTAGGAGATCAAACATCTACAGCCTTTACATATAAAGGTTTTAGTAGTAGCGAACCTAAGAAAGGCTACAAATTGTATGATCTAGATCTTGTTAAACAAGATATTATAAATCACTTTTATATTCGTAAAGGTGAGAAATTGATGAATCCTGATTTCGGTACAATTATCTGGGATATGATTTTTGAACAATTTACAGAAGAAGTTAAGACAGCAATAGCAAAAGACGTAGAAACTATTATAAATTATGACCCTAGAGTGTTTGTTAATGCAGTAAGTATTGACAGTACAGATTTTGGTATGAGAATAGAAGCAGATGTAACATATATTCCGTTTAACATCTCTGAAAGAATGACATTTAACTTTGACAGGGAAAACTCGACAATAAACTGAGCAGTTAATTAGAAACGCTAAATATTACATAGGAATAAGCGAATGAGCACCACTGAAAGACAAAACAACCTGATACTTAACGAAGACTGGACTAGAATCTATCAAACGTTCAAAAACGCTGATTTCAAGTCTTACGATTTTGAAAATCTTCGTAGAGTTATCATAACATATCTAAGAGAAAACTACCCAGAAGATTTCAATGATTATATTGAAAGTTCAGAGTATCTTGCTCTTATCGATGCAATTGCTTTCCTTGGTCAAAGTTTATCATTTAGAATTGATCTCGCTTCAAGAGAAAACTTTATTGAACTAGCAGAACGTAAAGAAAGTGTGTTGCGTATTGCACGTATGCTTTCTTACAATGCAAAAAGAAATGTTGCTTCTAAAGGACTTTTAAAATTTTCAAGTGTTACTACAACTGAAAACATCGTTGACAGTAATGGTAGAGATCTTGCACAGCAAACTATTAGATGGAACGATCCTACAAACACCAACTGGGCAGAACAGTTTATTCTAGTGTTAAATGCTGCAATGACAGATAACGTAGAATTTGGCAGAAGCCAAGGTAGTGCAAGTATACAAAGTATTCCTACTGAACAATATAGATTTAATACCTTTTCAACAGATGTACCATTGTATAGTTTTTCAAAATCTGTTGCAGGTCGAAATATGGTGTTTGAACTTGTTAGTACAACGTTTAAAGATTCAGAAGAAATTTACGAAGAATCACCAACTCCAGGAAACCAACTAGGATTTGTTTATAGACAAGATGGTCAAGGACCAGCGAGTCCGAACACAGGATTTTATTTTATGTTCAAGCAAGGTTCTCTAGAACTTGCAGATTTTAATATAACAGTTCCAACAACAAACGAACGTGTTAGTGTTGAGAGTACTAATATTAATAATGATGACGTTTGGTTATTTGAATTAAACAGTGCAGGCGCACAAGTTTCAGAATGGACACAGGTTAAGAGCTTGGTTGGTAACAATATTGCTTATAATAGTGTAGCAGGAAATTTAAGAGATATCTATTCTGTTGCAACAAGAGAAAGCGATAGAATTGATTTAATTTTTGCTGACGGTGTCTACGGTAACTTACCTCAAGGATCATTTAGATCTTATTACAGAGTTTCAAATGGTTTAACATATTCTATTGTACCTAATGAAATGAAAGGTATTAATATTAGTGTTCCTTATATTAACAAAAGAGGGGAGCAACACACACTTAGTATTAGCATGGGATTGCAATACACAGTAAACAGTGCTGTAGCATCAGAAACAATTGATTCAATAAGACAGAATGCTCCTGCTCAATACTATACTCAGAATAGAATGATTACAGGAGAAGATTATAATCTTGCTCCACTAGCAACTTCGCAAAACATTTTAAAAATAAAATCTGTAAACAGAACATCTAGTGGTATTAGTAGAAACTTTGATATTATTGATGCCAGCGGAAAGTATAGTTCAATAAATGTGTTTGCTGATGATGGATACATTTACAAAGAAGAAAGTGAGCGTTCATTATCTTTTAAATTTACAAGTAGAACAGACATTGTTAATTTTATCAAGAACAATGTAGAACAAGTATTTTCTGATACTGACGTGTATAATTTTTATCTAACAAAATTTGATAAAATTCTTTTCACAGAAACAAATACAGTATGGAATGAAGTTACTAATGATACAAATGTTTCTACTGGTTACTTTATTAACTCAATTGATTTAAGTTTGTTTAAAGTTGCTACATATGCGACTAATAACTTAAAATATGTTTTTCCTGGAGCATTAATTAAATTTGTTCCACCTACAGGAAAATCATTTAAACTAGGTAAACTTGTAGATACAGATTCAAGTGATCTTACACAAACAAGTTACTTATGGACAAAAGTAGTTAGTGTGTCAGGCGATGGCACTAATGCAGGAAGAGGTGTACTATCATCAGGATTAGGTCCTATTACATTTAGTGATAATGTTCCTTCAGGTGCTATTGCATCAAGAATTGTTCCTAAGTTTGTTTCAGATATTTCAAACAGTATTGAGTCCGAAATAGTTACTCAAGTAGTAAACAGTTTAAACTTTGGTTTAAGATATGATTATGTAACAGCTAATTGGAGAATTATTCAAAGTCAAAATATTAATTTAACAGATGCATTTAGTTTAGGTAAATCCGGCGACACAACTAGTTCTAACTTAGATGCTTCTTGGATTATGGCATTTGTAAAAGAAAATGACGAATATATTGTGAGAATTAGAAAGTTAGATTATATCTTTGGTAGTTTACAGCAAAATAGATTTTACTATGATAAAAATGATAAAGCATATAACAATGTCACAGGGTTGTTAGAAAAAGATCAAGTAAATGTATTAGGTATTAATACCGACTATACAAATACTTCAATGCTTAATAATGATTATGCTTTTGAAATTACTGATACTATTCTTTATGATGATGGGTATGAAAGCACCAAAGCAATCAAACTAGCATTTAAAGATTCAGACGATGACGGAGTTATTGATGACCCAGAAGCGTTTGAAAGAATTGTTGGTGCAGATTTACAATTAAATTATCTTTTCTTTAAACAAGAAAAAGATCAATACGGCACATCAGTATACAATTATGTAGATAATACTAATAATACTATTTTAATATATCAGAAAGAGAGTTTGATTAATGTTAACGATTTTAATGACGGGCAATTAATTTACTTCTATGATATAAATGAAAATAGAGTTAAGTCTGTTGATAGAACAACAAACACACTTAGATTACAAAGTGCTTACAAAGCAGTTATTGGAAGAAGTAATCTTAAGTTCCAATATACACACTCTGCTAGTGAAGATAGAAGAATAGATCCTAGTGTTACAAATATTATTGATTTGTATATTTTAACTAGAGCCTATGATACAACATACAGAAATTATTTGGTTAATCCTGTAGGCGATCCACCGGATGAACCAACAAGTGATGATTTAAGAATTAGTTTTGGTACAGGACTAAACGCTATCAAATCAATTAGTGATGAAATAATTTACCATCCTGTGAAATATAAAGTTTTGTTTGGTGGAACTGCAACAGAAAAACTTAGAGCAGTTTTTAAAGTAGTTAAAAATCCAAACAAGGTTATTAACGATAATAATTTAAAAGTTAGAATTATTAATGCAATTAATACATTCTTTGATATTAACAACTGGGACTTCGGTGATAGATTTTATCTCAGCGAACTAACAACTTTTGTAGTTAATTCTGCATCTCCAGATATTACAAACTTTGTTATCATACCAAGACAAGAGTCTCAAGTTTTCGGAAGTTTATTTGAAATACAAAGCAGACCAGATGAAATTTTTGTAAGCGGTGCAACAGTTGATGATGTAGAAATTGTAACTTCTATTACTGCTGCTGAAATTAGAGCTGGTGCAAATTCAGTGGTGAGTAGTACATAATGCGTGAAAAGAAAGTTTTTCCAAGCAGTGGGATTCCTATTAGGAAGTCAAGCGATTTCCTACCTGAGATTTTTCAAACCGAAGGGAATAAAAAATTCCTAACAGGTGCGTTTGATCCTTTAACACAGCCGGGTGTACTAGATAAAATTACAGGATACCTTGGAAGAAGATACGGTAAAACCTACAGCGGAAACGATATCTATCTAGACACTAATGAAACTCTTAGAAGTAGATATCAACTAGAGGCAGGCGTTACTGTTGAAAAAGATCAGAAAATTGAAAAGTTTCATGACTATCTCGATTTAAAAAACATTGTTAAGTTTTTCGGAAACGATGTTGAAAGAGATGATAAAACTTTTTCACAGGAAAACTATTCTTGGAACCCGCCAATTGACTGGGATAAGTTTGCAAACTATACAGAATATTTCTGGGTGCCAAACGGCCCTCCATCAGTTGATGTACGCGGTCAAGCTCAAACAGTTGTTAGTACATACAAGGTAAGACAAGGTGTAGGAAGTTCTTGGATTTTTACTCCTGACGGAGCAACTAATAATCCAACAATAACATTATATAGAGGACAAACATATAACTTCGATGTATATTCGTCTGAAGGATTTGTTATTAGATTAAACTACGACACTGGCTCTTTAATATTTGATCCCAATAAAACTTATTTTCTAGGGGACCTAGTTGTATTTGACGGACAACTTTGGAGAGCAGCAGTTGCTGAGATTAGCCCTATTGACGGAAGTAGTATTGATATAAATTCTCAAGACTGGGAATTAGTAGATTCTAATGCTGCGCTAAGTTCATTAAATTTTAATAACGGCGTTACAAATAACGGCGTCAAGAGAGGAACTTTAACATTTACTGTTCCTATGGATGCACCGGATATAATTTTTTATCAGTCATTAGTTGATGCAAATAGATTAGGTACATTTTTAATTGCAGATATAGACTCTAATACATTTTTAGATGTTGAAAAAGAAATTATAGGAAAGAAAACTTACACCAGTGCTAACGGAGTTGAGTTTACAAACGGACTTGTAGTTGACTTTAGAGGTGTTATTGCACCTAATCAATATGCAGACTTTACTTGGTTAGTTGAAGGAGTCGGTCAAGAAATAACCTTAACAAGATTTGATTCTCTTGTTCCTCCGTCAGTTGTTTCTAACGTTCCAGAAATATTATTTGACAACGAAGGGTTTGATACACAACCGTTTGATGATGCATCTCAATATGCAGGATCTAAAGATTATATTACTGTTTCAAGAAACAGTAAAGACTTTAACCCTTGGAGTAGATATAATAGATGGTTCCATAGATCAGTTTTAGATTATTCTTATAGTTTTCGTAATTCTGATTTCGAAGCTGAAGAATCTTCACGTGCCAAAAGACCTATTATTGAATTTAAACCAAATCTAAGATTATATAATCATGGTATTGTTGCAAAGGCAACAGTAGACTATATTGATACATTTACCACAGATGTATTTTCTAATATTGAAGGTAGTACAGGTTATAACGTCGACGGTGAGTTCTTATTTGAAGGTGCAAGAGTTCTCGTAGTTTCAGATACAGATTCACTCGCTAACAATAAAATTTATGAAGTAAACTTTATAACACATAATAACAATAAGCAGATCACACTTAAACAAACAAGTGATAGTGATAGTATTATAGGTCAAGGTGTTTTAGTCCGAAGAGGTAAAAACAATGCAGGCAAGATGTATCACTTTGACGGAACCAACTGGGTTAAGAGTCAAGAAAAGACAGCAGTAAATCAAAATCCTTTATTTGATCTTGTTGATAATAATTTAATTTCTTTTGGAAATAAAGATACATATCCAGTTTCAACATTTACAGGAAGTCCTCTTTTAAGTTACAAAGTCGGTAATGGTCGAACAGATACTGAATTGGGTTTCCAACTATCATATCTAAATATCGATAACGTTGGTGACATTGAATTTAATTGGAATCTTGATTCTGATACATTCCAGTATACCCAAGGACAAAACACAATAACTGTTAATTTAAATACAGGATTCTATAATATTGACGACAGATATGATAATGGTTGGTTGAAAACTTCTAACAATTACATAATGCCTATCATTGATAGTTACACAGTTATTAATACCACCAACGAAGTTGTATTTGAAACTGTTGATTGGGGATCCTTTACCGGTAATGAAAAGATTATATTTTATACCAATGGTAAAAAAGAAAATTCAACATACGAAAGAATTAGTAATAGATTTATTTTTAACAAAACATTCAACCCTAAAGATGTTGTTGTAATAAAAGTAATTTGTGATCTCGAACCTATCAACGGCTATTATGAATTGCCTGTAGGTTTAGAAAAGAATCCACTTAACGAACCAATTAAATCTTTTACGTTAGGTCAAGCAGTTGATCACGTCTCAACAGGTTTAGAGTTTTACGATGAATTTACTGGACAGATACCAGGCTCAAGTAATTTAAGAGATCAGCACGATTATTATCAACATTCTAAAAGATTCTTAAAGCACAGCGGACTAGCACCAGCATCAGTATTTCTTTTAAATGATAAGAAATTTAATATTATTAAAGCAATAAAGTTTGCTAAAGAATCATATTCTACTTTTAAAAATAATTTTATTTTGAAAGCAGAAGAAGTTGATTTTAATGATAATGTTGCTGACATGGTCGATAAAATTATTACTGAACTGTCAAAAGCAAAAAGTATTGATAGTCCTTTTGCAGACAGTGATATGATAGGTGCAGGTGCATATTCTGCACTAACCTACGAAGTAGAAGATACCGGTATTAAAACATTTGCATTAAGTCAAAGTTTTGATTTAAACACACTAAGTCGAAGAGCAGTATACCCATATGTAAACAATAGACAGTTATTGTACGGAGCAGAATACGATTTCAATTCAGACTTTGGTTTCATCGAGATTAAAATTGATTTAGTAGAAGGTGATAAAATTGAAATACGTGAATATACTTCTACAAGTTTTTCACACATACCGCCAACGCCTACTGCATTAGGT